CATGATACCTTGAGCATCTTTACCATACTGTCTTGCAGCTTCAGCAGAACATTCAAATTCAAATGCTGCATCTTCTTGTGCTTTTCTATCAGACGGATTAGCCATAGCTCTAATAGCTTTTACTAGGCTAAATTGTCTTACTTCTTTTTTAGTCATGCCGATGTCTGAAGGAGTTTCTAAAGGAGTATTGTTAGAAATTTTTTCTAATAATATTCCTCTAAATTCTTCAACAGATCTACCATCAGCAATTGCTTTATGAGCTAAATCTCTTTCGTTGTGTAAGCCACCTAAATCCATAATCTCTTTTGAGTTTCTTTTGAATTCAGCTTTAGCTTCGTCAACAGTCTGAGTTCTAACTTCATCTATATTTATGTCTTGTTTATTTTCTGACATTGTTATCTCCGTAAAGTTAATATTGTTTTTATCTTTAGAACGACCAACTCCAACAAGTCTTGACTGGTCAGCAGGCACAGATACGGAGGATACCTCCATCGGTGTCCATTTTGCCTTATAGTAAGTCTCATCTTTATCTTGATATCGTTCCAGTTTATCAATGCGATACCCGACCGATATATTCATGCGTATCCCATCTTTTACATCTTCAAACACCTCAGAAGCTAGTTGGCTCTTACCGAACCTTACTACTGCAATTGTTCTTTTAGCAGTTTCGTCTAGTTTGAATTCTTCAATTACACCTATTTGCTTTGTATGGTCATGATCCAAAAGCAAAGGCGCTCTTCCTGAATTTATAAATTCCATATTTATATCATCAGCAGAATGTCCTAGGACTTCCATCCCAAAACTTCTTTCAACAGGTTCCTCACTAGAAACACCAACTCTTACCTTTCTTGAGTCCTCATCTACAAATCTTGATTCAGATAAATCAATAGTTCTATACCTCATAGGCATATCTACTACTTTTCTATCTTCTTCATCATTGTGGTAAGGTCTTTCAGAATCAAGAGCTTCCATCTCTACTGTTTCACCCTCATGTTCGACATCCTCATGCTTCGCAAATTCAACGATAACTTTATCATCAGTTTCGCTAACATTAAGGATATGTCTATCTTCTTTATTTTCCATAGCTTTCTCCTTGTTTTTGGTTGATAAAGGATGTCCTTCAGGTAGCAGATCAGTGTCATGCTTCCCTGACTTGTATTTACCAGTCCTTAAGACTCGTAAAAAATTATTAACTCGTGCCATTGCCCATTGTTCTTTTGATGTAACATTAGGTCTAACACTTGAAGGGTTTGTGTTATAAGCACCAATCCCTCTATTGTAAACTTTTTGTAATGTTGAGTAGCTTGTTCTTTTTGCTGGATTATCACCAACATCTTCATTATGTTCTTTAGCTTTCTCTCTTAATGTATCTTCAGTACCTCTTTCCTCAAGGCTTCTATCATCTTTCATTTGATTCACTAATTTCTTAGACCAACTAAATCCAGCATCTCCTCCCCATAAAGCCCACGCTATTCTTCCGTTTGATGGATAACCTTTCTCACCCTGTCTAAATCCTTCAGCCTTTTTATCTACTTCATGTCTGCTAAAAAAACTATACATCCTTTTAATAGTTTCATCGGAAAGATTTTCGTTATTAAGGATTTGGTTTGCCCTTTCAGCTCCAATCCTTGTCCCACCCCTACCATGTTCTTTACGCCAGTCTAAACCCTTACGAGCTTCTACCTTCATTCCTTCAGTTGGTCTAGCCATCGTCCTCATCCTCTCCGCCTTGTATTTTTGCATCTACAGGATTTTTCTGACCAAATGGCTGATAAGCTAATTCAATATCATACTGTTTAGCTAATTCAATTTCTTTTTGATGTTGTTCAAAAAGTTCTTCAGTGTCTCTTCCGTAACTACCTGATATATCAGCATAAGTTAAAGTTCCGTTTTGCAGACCTATTACATTTGCTTGCATTTCTTTTAATGGATCAATCCAAGCAAAACTTCTTGGTATGTAATTTACAGAACTAGCAAATTTATCAAATTTACCAGCAGGAAGATTTAAATAACCTGAACTAATTGCATTTCTTAACCAAGATTTGAATACTGGGTCTATAAAATGGTCAATTACAAATTGCTGATATAACTGATACATACTTCTATCTTCTAAAGCACCTTGTCTTATTGAAGAATAATTAACTGAAGTTAAATCATTAGATAGTGAATGATAAGAAATATTTAAACCTGATGCGATACTTCTTAAAACACTAGTTGTAAAAGAATCAAAAGCGGTTGTTGGATGGCTAGGATCAAATGAACGAAAATCCATTCCAGCAGGCAATTGTTCAAATACACCAGCCTGTGCGTTCATTGTTGGATTGAAGGTATCTTCATATTCACCATCGCCAACATAGCCATCACCATCAGGGCTTACGAAAAACCCCATTTTGCTTGCACTAACGCGTGCTGCGACAATTTCCGCTTCTAAATAACCATTTAGCATTTTTACATTAGCCATTGCTGTAGCAATCAAAGAAACACCTCTAGTTTGTTCTGCTCTAGTAGGTAGGTAAGCATGGATAATCTCATCAGCAGGTACTCTAATGTGTTGTGCTTGACTTAAATAAACTCTGTTATAAGGATGATCTTTATAAATATGATATGCAACTGGTCTATCAAATTCATCAACCTCTACGCCCATCTTAATACGATTGCCAGTAGCTTTATAAACATCATTTTTATTTTCATCCAAATGATCTGCTTCTAAAAACTGTAATTGAAAACCAAAAGGTGAATTATTGTTTTTAATCTTTCTTATTAAAACCTCACCATCTCTGCATAGAGATTCAATAAATATTTTTTGGCAATCTAAAAATGATAGCCTTCCATTAGTTGTGCAGTTACCAACCATACCCCATTCTTTCCAAGCTGTTTCAATAAGCTGGTTAGCCCTAAGGTCTAGCTTACCCACATTTACTGGATCATCTAATTTCACCTTAGAGCTGACTCTTATGCCATGCTTACCGATAACATTAGATACCATCAGGTTTAAGTATCTTGCAATATAGCTATCGTTTCTTGCTAATTCTCTTGCTCTGTCTCTTAAAATTCTTATGTTATCTTTTATCTCAGCATCAGCACTTGTAGATGTGGTAACAAAATCTGCAAACAATCTTCCAGTGTTAGCACCAGTGTAGCTTCTTCTATATGCTTGTCTTTTCTTTTTCTTAGGTTCGTTATTGCCTAATATTCTGTTATACCATGCCATTATGTGTAGCTCTTAGGAGTTGAGCCAGTAGTTCTACCAAAATTAACTTTGATAGTATTACCTGACCCACGTTTATTTCTAATTCTTTGTATTTTAACTTCTTTTAGATATTCAGCCTTGTATCTGTCTCTAAAAGTCATCAATTCATCTATAGACATTCTTGATAATGACCTTCCAGCTATAGACATAGATGATTGATCAATATTTGCCCTGTTCTCAATAACTGCTTCTATGCTATCTAAAACAATTTTTGCATGACTTCTAACTGAAGCAGTTGTAGTTGCATAATTATCTTGAACTTCTACAAAACCTTCTTCCAGCTTGACTCTTGCAGAATCAGAACTTCTAGTCATGTAAGAAACCCAGTTATAATTACCTTTTGTATAAGAAGATGTATTACTAGCTTCGATAATATATGTATCGCCTGACTCTGTTGCTGTTAATGTAAAATTAGAAGCTGTAGCTCCATCTACTAAATTAAATTCATAAGATAGTGAATAAGATGCTACTGGATAGTCATTTGCTAAATCTTCTCTTTTCCATGCCCAAAAGTCTCCCAACTGAAGCTCAGTAGGAACTTGGGATGGATAATTTGTTGAATCAAATTTGTTGCTCAAGCAAAAACCTCATAAATGTTTTAGATATATCTAATATTACACTATGGTTTTTTGTTAAAAAGTCAACACATTAACAAGGAAAAGTCAAACTACTTCCAAGAAGTAGCAAAATTACCTCTATTTATGCCTTTTTGTGGCTTATTTTGCTTACTTTCCTTTGGTTTTGTCTGTCTTGTAAGTATTTTTTCTTCAATAGAGTCAAAATTTGGATTTAATATATAAATAGCAGCAAAATTATAGACCAAAGTATCTAAGGCCTCGTTTCTAGGTCTTACCTGTTTCCAAATGAGTGATTTACGACCTCTGACAAATTTTGTGACTCTTTTTTCTGCTGTAAGCTGTTTAAAATACTCTTCATCAAGGTCTGAGCAAAAATGCAAGGTGGTTAGCTCATTTTCAGCAGCTAAACGTGCAAAAATAGCCTCTTTTGCCGAATCTGTGCCAATTCCGTACAAAACAGCCTTATTTTTACCAACAAATGTAGGTCTATTAGCAATTGGCTTACCAGCTTGGGATAAACCCTTAACTGCAAAGATTCTTCTTGCTTGTCGTGGTTTAGTAAATTGATAAACCATGTTGGTATGATGACCACCTGAGTCAATCGTACAGCATGATATCGGTATTAATCTTTCAGATTCGGTTTTAAATCGTTTTTTTAAGTAAGCATCTAAATCCGACCATACATTCATAGCATTAGGATCACCCCAAAATATCTTATAGTCACACACCCACGCTTCATAGTTCTTACCCCAACCAACCAATTGAAGCTCAAGTCGGTCTTTTTGAGTATCAACTCCAGCAGTTAGAACTAATACATCTTCAGGAATATTTGTATAATCATAATTTAATCTACGTTCTAGTAGTGTTTCATATTCAACTGTTTCTCCCTGCTCCTCCCATGATTCACCCAAAGCAGTATTTATCCACGTCTTTAACATTTCAGGCTGTTTTTTAGCCTCAAGAAAGTTTTTAGCCATATCAGCCCATGTTGACCAAACTGAATATAATTCAGATATGTGAAATCCTGCTGTATTTGATTTAGGTTCTGATGCAATCCACTCACCATGTTTTAACATCCACTGCTTTTTTGACTCATCTATAACTGAACCACAGTGATCGCAAGCATAAGCTGCTGTTTCAGGCTTATTTTCATCCCAAACCACGTTTTTCCATTTAAGAACTTGCTTCTCATTACATTCAGGACAAGGCACATGGTAATAGCGTTTATCTGATTCTTCAAAAGCAGTTTCTATTCTTGATAGTCCTTTTATTGTAGGAGTAGAACACATATATATCTTTTTATTCCAAAAGGTAGTTGTTCTTTTAGTTGCTAGTGATATTGGGTCACCTTCTGCTCCTGCTGACTGTTCATATCTATCAACCTCATCAGCTAATACAATTCTAATTGGTCTTGATGCTAGTCCTGATGCAGAATTAGAACCAACTATGTTTAGATTACCGCCTGCAAACTTCTTAGATAAAACAGTATTACCACTATCTCTGCTTCTTGGGTCTTTGACACAATCTCTTATCTTCTCTGAATCTCTAATCATAGTTGCAAGTCTATCTTTACTAAATGCTTGAGCCATTTGTAGAGTAGGTTGCATGATTAACATAGGAGCAGGGTCTTGGTCTATGTAATAGCCAATGACATTTAACAAAATTTCGGTAGCACCAACTTGAGCAGACTTCATAAATACTATTCTTTGAATATCAGGGTCATTAAATGAATCCATTATCTCTCTTTGATATGGACTTCTATCAGTTCTCCACTGCCCTGCTTCTGCTGAAGATTCAGGAGATAAACGTCTATATCTATCAGCCCAATCGCTAATCTTCAGATTGGGTGGTGGAGTCCAAACCTGATTTGTCTCCTGTATCACCCTTTCTATATTTTTGAGGTATTCCATCTTGAGCTAACTCGTTTAGTGCTTCATGCACTTGTTCCTTTATTATTAATTCTGCTTCTGCATATTTATCTACTGTTATAACCTGATGTGCAATTCTTGATGGTAAACCTAATAATTTAGCTCTTGCATTAGCAACATAGTCAACCCATGTCTCTTGCACCAGTTCTGCTGGTATTAACTTAGCCTCCATCTCCTCTACTTCAAGTTCAGCCTTTCTAGCTTGAGCAGCAGTAAGTTTAGTTTTCTCTTCAGCCATATCGCCAGTACCATCTTTTCTAGTATACCTAGCAGCTTTTCTTATATG